TTTGTGTTTTATATGTTTCTATGACTTCTTCAATCTTGTGTGATTCTCCCTTTTCTTTATTCATCTGTTGTATTTGTATTTGATGTAGATTATCCAATGTTGTTTTTGAATCTGATAAACTCCGTTTCTGGGGTTTTATATTAAAAAAAGGAGACTGTTTCTCCGTCATTCTAAAGAAGCCATTGCCAAGAAGTTTAGACCCAAGTTTTATAAAAGGTCTAATGTTTTCAGACGTTTCCATTCTCCTGCCGAAACTTCTGCAAAACATTCATTCCATCCACTTCTTTTATTTGGTTGTCCTCCTAGAATTTGAACGTTATGGTCATTTGCAAAGGCGGTAGGTGTAAAATAATTCGTTCCACCATATAATATGAGATTCTGGTCACGATCATATATTCCAATCCATTCATCATTATTTGCTAGACGATGTCGTATGCGCATTTTATCTGTCAAGTATTCTCTCATATCTCGTTTTCCTTTTGCTCCCTGTCCAGCATCTTCAACAACGTCTTCTGATTCTGAGACAGAATCGGCATGCTCGTCATCTTGGACCATAGTATTAGTATTCAGAGCCAATTCTATATCTGAAGGGAGAGGGTCTGTTACACTATAATATGTTCCTGGTATTAAATCAAATATCTGCCGAATAATTTCATAGGAAACTTGGAAAAACTCTTTGCGCGGATAATTGGGATACATCCGCATATTCAGAGTTTCCAATAAGGTATGGATCTTTTTCTCAGCTTGAATAACATCATCAACTTCCTTTGCAAATTCTACTTCCCATTCTGGTAAGCTATATGTTTCAGAATTTGCTTCTCCTAATCTCTTTTTTACATGCCGTGTTGTAAATCCAATTTTACGAAGCATTTCATTCCGAAATGTTGGATTTCGCATAGAATAGAGAGTACCTTTTGTAGCCATTGGACTTTTATATAAGATATGTGGAAAAATCAATTTTTTGGTATGAGTCAATCTATTTATCATCGGTCTAAACTAATATAATATTAAATTATATTATATGCTAAATACAGCTATGAAAATTACATATGGGTTGCCAGAAAAAAATATAGATATAACGGATGTTATACAAACAAAACATACAAGTAACTCTGTAGCCTATATACCCTCAGGCGATATACAACGTGCTCGGATATTTTCAGACCCCTTGCCAAACATTCTGAAATCTATATTTATAACTGTCAACGGCCTTACAACGATGTATACGGATGAGACCGAACTCTATATAGATTTCAAGAATGGGCTCGTATTTACAGAAAATAATCTTTTACAAGAATTACATAAAAGTCTCTCCTTAGATTTCGGATCGTTTCAAGATGAATTGCCAGAACAGAAAATCACCGCTCGTTATTTAACAGGAAATGAGAAAGTTCTAGAAATAGGGGGCAATATAGGTAGGAATAGTTTAATAATAGGCTCAATTCTTCGTCGTCAAAATAATCGTCAATTTGTGGTCTTAGAAACCGATAGAAATATTTATCTAAAATTGATACATAATAAAGATTTTAATGATCTCGTATTTTATGTTGAAAACTCGGCACTTTCTAAGCGAAAATTAATACAAAAAGGGTGGGATACAATAGAAAGTGACGAGCTACTTCCTGGATACACGAATGTGAGATGTATAGAGTGGGACGCCTTGTGTAAAAAGTATGCTATTGAGTTCGATACATTGGTCTTAGACTGCGAAGGGGCCTTCTATTATATCTTGAAAGATATGCCCGAAATCTTAACGAATATACAATTAATTATTATGGAGAATGATTATGCGAATATTTCTCATAAAAGATATGTGGATATGATATTGAGAAAATATAGATTTGCGATTGATTATCAAGAAAGTGGAGGGTGGGGTCCTTGTTATAATTGTTTTTTTGAAGTATGGAAAAGAAAAAAGCACACGACGAGCTCTCCAAACTCAACCCCAGCAAAGAATATCCTTTTTACACAAGAGCCGAAATGGTATGATACTTTTTTTTATTTCCTAGAATCTGAGCTGAGTCCTACAACACAGTTCCCAATTTATTTGAATTATGGAGAAGATGATGGAAACTATATATATTATAATACGGAACAATTGACAGTACCACAGTATTTGGAAAAAGCTAAAACCACTATTAAAAGAACAAATCCAAAAGAAGTATGGGATTTTAGTAAGGCAAATTGCGAGATTTTGAGACAGAATGGAATTCAAGCGATCTATGTTCCTTTGAAAAGTCCAGACTGGTATATTTCTATGTTGAAGAGTTTCCAGTGTAAAGAATATGATGTTGGATTTGCTGGGACCTTAAATGAACGCAGATTATATATTTTGGACGCTTTAGAAAAGGAAGGAGTGGTCGTACACAAAATAACAGACTTTGGAGAAGAGCGTGATAAAAAGTTGGCATGTTGTAGGATTATCTTAAATATACATTATAGCGAAGAGTATCTGATTTTTGAAAGCAATCGTTGTGAACCTTGGCTCCAATGTGGAATTCCTGTGATTAGCGAAAAAAGTTTAGATGATGACCCAAGATGTATAGTATCAGATTATACGTCATTACTTGAAACAACTCTTAGATATTTACGTAATTTCTGATATTTTGATTCTTTGTTCCTTTGTTCCTTTGAAACACAGATGCTGAATCTATGTATCCCCTCCGGCGTGTTTTTTCCATTTTTTCTTACTTTCAGAAAAATATTTTCTGTAGGTATGATATACAATGACGGGTGGCGGTTTAATGCAGTTAGTGGCCTATGGTGCTCAGGACGTATACTTGACGGGAAATCCCCAGATTACCTTCTTTAAGGCAGTCTACCGTCGCCACACAAACTTTGCCATGGAATCTATTGAGAATCCTTTCAATGGCAACCCCCGGTTTGGTAACCAGGTTACCTGCACCATTCAGCGCAATGGTGATTTAATCCACCGCATCTACCTCCAGGCCACTCTACCTTCCGTGTCTCTCGTGGCCGGCGATGGCTCTGGTGCTCAGTTCCGCTGGCTCAACTGGGTGGGGCACAATCTGGTTGACTGGGTTGAGCTACAGATCGGTGGCCAGCGCATTGACAAGCACTACGGTGACTGGCTCCACATCTGGAATGAGCTCACCCAGGAGGCTGGAAAGCAGGCTGGCTATGCCAAGATGGTTGGTAACGTGCCCCAGCTAACCAATCTAATCGTTCAGGGTGGTGAGGCATGCGACAATGAGTGCGCTGGCGGTGAGCCCAACAGCTCTGGCGAGCTACTTGGCTGCACCCCCGAGTACACTCTCTATGTGCCTCTACAGTTCTGGTTCTGCCGCAACCCTGGTCTAGCTCTCCCTCTCATTGCTCTCCAGTACCACGAGGTCCGTATCAACCTCCAGTTCAACGACCTGCAGAACCTCATGTGGGACTACTCTCCTCTGGCCCCCAACGCCCACGTGGTGCGTGACCGCGTGAATGCCGCGAATCTAGTGGCCGCCTCTCTCTACGTGGACTATATCTACCTAGACACGGATGAGCGCCGCAAGTTCGCCCAGGTGTCTCACGAGTACCTAATTGAGACCCTACAGTACACTGGTGCCGAGTCCATCAACAGCTCCAGCAACAAGCTGAAGCTCAACTTCAACCACCCTTGCAAGGAGCTTGTGTGGGTTGTGCAGCGTGATTCTTACACCAGCTGCGATGATGGTGTCGTGAATGCCTGGAAGGGCCAGCAGCCCTTTAACTACTCTGACTGGTGGGACCGCTCTGCCCTGGAGTCTGGCTACTCCGTGACTCGCGTGGAGGGCATGGCTGGCAAGAACCCTGTAGTGACTGCTCTACTACAGCTCAACGGCCACGACAGGTTCACGGTGCGTGAGGGTGACTACTTCAACTTGGTGCAGCCCTACCAGCACCACACCAACGTGCCTTCTGTTGGTATCAATGTGTACTCCTTTGCTCTCTCCCCTGAGCAGCACCAGCCCAGTGGCACTTGCAACTTATCTCGCATTGATAACACCACTCTCCTCCTGACGGTGTCTAACAATGCAGTCGGCACTGCCACCAGCTCTCAGGTGCGTGTGTATGCAACTAACTACAACGTCCTTCGCGTCATGAGTGGGATGGGCGGCCTTGCCTACTCCAATTAATAAACTTGTCGCCTGGATCAACTATCCCCGACAAGCATTATTTGAATCGCGTGGTAATAATATTCTTATTGCGTTCTTTAACTAAAAAATGAACCGCAGTATAATGTATTGAGTGAGTCATTATGCCTCAGTCAGAACATTTTTGCAAAGCTATCCTTGAACAGGGAGCTAACAAGGGAAAGCAGTGTGATAGGCCAAAAATGGAGAATGGTTATTGTGGAAAGCATCAAAAACAATTAGATATGGATTCAGCTTTAAAAAATGGTAAAAGAAAATGTTCAACATATAGATGTTTAGAAACATTCGCAGCAAAAACAAGTAAGAAGATTGAATACTGTGAGAAATGTTTAAAAGAGAAGGAAAAAAATCTTAAAACACTTGATTTATGTAAATGGGAGGAAAAGAAGTGTGAAAAGCAGGCGAAAGAAAGTGGATATTGCGGCAAGCATCAGCCAAGGGCTCTTCTGTTAAAAGATGCTAAAGAGAAAGGTGTGCGCATCTGTGATGATGGTAAGCGTGCTTGTAAAAATCCAACTGTAGATAATAAGGCACATTGTGAAGAATGCCTTTCTAAGGAAAGAGTTGCTGATAGAAAACGGCATACAGAAAGAAGAGAGGATATTACAATGTGTTTAAGCTGTGGGAAACAAATTAAAGAATTGCTCGAAGGAATACGAGGAAAGGTTCAACGATGTGCCGAGTGTTATGAGAAACAGAGGAAAGTAGAGGAATCTCGTGAAAGGAATAGAAATTATTCTGAAGAAAACAAGGCAAATATTGATAAATACATGCTAACCTATATTCAATCAGCAAAGACACGTAATTTATCCTTTGAGCTTACAAAGGAAAAATTTGAAGAGCTTGTCTGTATGGCATGTTATTACTGTGGTTCATTTAATGAGAAAGAAGTAATAGGCGTTGATAGATTAAATTCCTCTAAAAACTATACAAGTGAAAACTGCGTTCCTTGTTGTAAAATCTGCAATTTTATGAAAGGAACTCTATCAAAAAAATCCTTTCTTAAACAGGCTCAAAAAATCGCATGCTATAATCCTCTTGAAGAAATGTCAGAATCTGAAGATGAAATCCAAGAGCAGGTTGAGGGAATTCCCTCTTCAACAATTCCTCCTTCTAAGGTTGCCGAATTATATAAAAATGGGAAAATTGATCTGTATATTGATGCTTGTATACGTGATAATCGATCCCCATTATTTATTGAGCGTATTAAGAGTATTCGCGATAAGAAAATGAGCTATAATGAGTTCAAGATATTCTTTCGAGCATGTTGTAAATCTGATTCAAAGCTATGTATATCCCATGCATCCATAGAAAGAAAGAGAATTTCATACAAGGAAATTTATGGATATTTTAATAATAAGAATGGAAAACATGCCATAGAAGTATATCAACGTGTTCATGGTGTAATGGATGGTTTCAAAGAGGATATGGAAGAAATTGAAAAGAAATGGGATATTATTACATATGAACAGAGGACAAGTGAAATACATTCAGTTATGGTTAAATATCAGAATAAGAGGGCGAATGGCTCAGTAAAATTACTTGAATAAAATTAGAAGAATCTTTAAAAGAGTCTTATAAAAAAATTATAGAATCCAATGACTCAAAATAATAGGAAACGCCGTATTTACCACTGCCTTCCCACCAGCAACGGAACTACAAACAATGTCACAGGGTGTAAAATAAGCTGTTATACTCTTGCCAATATGTGTCATCGCTCATTAAACCGTGCTAAGAAATAAATTATGCAAAATTGTATGTTATCCTTACTACTCCATTATTTCCAGCCCCGCCACTACCATTGCCTCCTTTACCGTAATCTGAAGTAAAGAACCCCGCGCCGCCTTGGCCAGTTCCACTAGGAGTTCCAGTATCTCCGTTAGCTCCGTTAAATGCAATGAGCTGGCCACCGATCAGTAATGGTGAATCATTATAACCAATAATACCACCAGCTCCACCACCACCAGCATTTCCATTTCGAAAGCTTGCAGTTTCCAAGTGAAAATAAGCATTGTCTCCATTTCCTCCTCCCCACCCTCCTGGAGCAATTATTAGAATGTCGTTCCCAGATATAGAATTACCAGCGACAGTAGTGTTTCCTCCTCTCCCTCCTCCTCCTCCTCCACCTACGCCTATTGTAATTGTAACACTGGAATCATTTTGATTATAATTGAATTGTGAAGCGTTAAAACTTCCACCTCCACCCCCACCTCCACCGCCACCACCAGCTCCAAAAAGGCCAAAACCTTGATTTCCAGCTCCGCCACCACCTCCTACACAGTCAATTCTAAGGTTTTGGAATGTTCGTGTAATAAAATGCGTGTTTAAATTATAGGTACCACTTGATGTTATATCAAAGATTTGTGAAGTTGGATCCAAATACCTTCTATCTCGAAAATCACCGAGTGAAATAGCGTTAGGTCTAATACTACGGAGTGTATATGTTGTTCCATTAGCATTATATAAAATGCTATTTGCAAAAGTATTAATGCTAACCTCGCCAGTTGTTGTAGTATTATTTCTATTATCGAACCCATCACGGATATCGAAAAGAGAGATAGTTGTAGCTGGAAATATACCATTTGACGGGGTCCAGGACATTCTAAATAATGGCGTATTTTTAAGAGAATGCCATTCCTTAATAAGATTTCAAATCTTATGTGATTTCCCAGCGTATATTTAGATATAAGACAATTATGTCGTATATCTAAAGAAGTTATACAATATTAAATAGATGATTCGAACATCTGAGCCAAGCTATATCGATGCAACAAAGCTAAATCCTATATCTAAAGAAGTTATCCTCTATGTTGATACACGTCTTTTAACACACCGTCCATCGGGAACACTTATCTATCTTCAAGTTGAACCAGAGGCAATTATTCGAGCCGAAGACTATTTAGTAAATAATTATAAATTATACGATTATATTTTTACATTTAACGAGACTGTGTTAAAGGTGTGTCCAAACGCCATCAAATATATTTTTGGAACAACATGGATTTCTTCACATGTGTACTCTTCAATCGATACAGAAAGAAAACGGTTTGAGATTAGTACAATTATTGGAAATAAGTTACTGGGGCCAGGACACCATTTTAGAAAAGCCGTATATATAGCACAAGATTCTTTACCTAAACATGTGACGTATCGTTTTTTTAAAAGTGTATTTTGCCCTATCACATTGCCTCCTACATCGAATGATTCCCATTTTAAAGATTCTTCTCATGAAGGTAAATCAGAAGCATTTCTTGACAGTCAATTTCATCTTGTTATAGAAAATTCTAGACAGGTTAATTATTTCACTGAGAAACTTTGTGATTGTTTAATAACAAAAACAATACCGATTTATTACGGTTGTCCAAATATTTCTGAATATTTTAATACAGATGGTTGGATTATCCTAGAGTCAGATTCTGTGGCTGAACTATCCGAGAAACTTTTAGCTATTACTCCAATGTATTATTCAACTTACACAGGTGTAATACAACAGAACTTCTTTACAGTAATGAACCACAAGGATATACATACCAATATAAATAAAGCATTAAAGAAAATAGAATGAACTCTGTTAATGAGCTATAATGAGTTCAAGATATTCTTTCGAGCATCTTGTAAATGCATGCATCCATAGAAAGAAAGAGAATTTCATACAAGGAAATGGCTCAGTAAAATTACTTGAACAAAGCTACAAAGCTACAAAGAATTTTTAGACGAGTCTAAAAAGGTTTAAGAAATAAGGTAACTTGTCTAGTAGAAATGGAGTCTGTTGATGTGATTTTTTATATAAATCTCGCGAACAGGGAAGATAGGCGCGCCCATTTTTTAGAACAGATCTCAGCTCTTTGTTCCGATATGTCAAAAATAATACGCATAGATGCTATCTATAATAAAAATGGAGCTCTTGGTTGTACCCGCTCTCATATAAAAGCCATTGAGACATTTCTAGAAAATCCTAAGTGGAAAACATGTATCATATTTGAAGATGATTTCACCTTTTATAATGATTCACCAGTTCATAATAATTCCCTTTTACACAAATTCTTTACAAATTTCACAGATTGGGATATGCTTCATTTATCGACGAATCAAAAAAAACCAGCTATACCAACTGCTATTCCAGAAATTGATAAAGTCGTTTGTTCACAAACATCGAGTGGATATCTAATAAATAAAGAAAGTGCTCCCAAAATCCTTGCAAATTTTAAAGAATCTGCTGATTTATTAGAATATTTAAATATAAAAACATCATATTCGTTAGATATTTATTGGGAAAAGCTGAATTTAGTAAGATATGCATTTAATCCTAATATGGGATATCAATATCCTTGCGTATCAGATATTGAAAATCGCTTTGTAACCTATGGATGTTAGAGGTCTAAATAAAATCGTATAAGATCTTTATATTTGATACATGTCACAGCCACTCACAAAGTATTATATAAGGAAATGTATAAGTTGTCTAAATAAAGTCATTATTCCTATAAGTTATCCTTTTACACAAACGCAAGCACCCTGTCCTTATTGTTCATCAACTGTAAGAATTTGGCCTTAGGACTTTTAGAACATTATTTCCAAGAAATCAATACTTTGATGATTGGTTTTTCATTATATTCATCTTCTACAAATCCAATAATACATCCATCCAATAATTCTCGTAAGGATTTTCGGATGAATGATAGCACTTTTGTATCAAAACTAATAGCAATTTCCATGGGCATCTCCATTTCAATTTCAGTATATCCACATTTCGCAGCATCTTTTAATCGTTTGGAAGCTCTTTTTTCAAACCAATATAACCATCCTTCAGCAGTTTCTTGAAGAGAACATTTGTCTGTGCCAGTCTCTTCAACTATTTTCTTCAATTCTTCAGCAGTCAATATACTCATCTAAGAATATTCTACTTCCAAATTTAAACCTTTCGTCTCCGCCCATTTTAATGTAATATCCAGTGCTTCTTTTCTTCTTAAAAGAGGCTCTCCTTTTCTCTTTTTAGAAAAATGTTTCCAATGCCATTCAAAGGAAAGAGCCGTTTGAAAGGAAGGAAATCCATATACATAACAAACACGATACCATTCTCCTCGTCTTTTTGATGTTGCTTTCGCTCCTCCAACAAGAATACCATTATGTTGATTTATTCTTCTATCTTTATCAATTGTCGCACCAATATATGTTATTACAGGGCTATCAATCGTAGCTAAACAATATACAACAATGTCTTCCATATACTATATTTTACACAAAGATATTAAGTGCCAGTATTCTTGAAAACTAGGAATAAAGACCTTTTTATAAGAAATAGAAAAGGTTCCTTTTTCTCCTTGTAGCTTGCAAATAATTCTTTCAACTATTTTTAAATCACCTCCAGCATTCATTGAAATATTACACTCATATTTTAAACACTTTTTACATATATCGCACAGAAAATCAATATCATCTTCAGTGAAAGGATCGAATAAATCTAATACAATATAATCAAAGAAATCTGTTGTATTTTTTTCCAAATACTCATTTATATCAGTATGAATGATAGTTAATCTTGGATCTGTAAATGCTGTGTCATAGGCTGTTTCCGTTTTCATATGAGTTACTAATTCTTCATCCCAATCTACCATAACAAGTTGTAGGACTGATTTCTGTGAAAGGATTTCTTTTGCTAAAGAACCTTCACCACCTCCAACGAGTAAAACAGAATATGGAAATTCTGGTAGGGCATTTTGAACAATTTCTCTATCATATATATTCGCATCAAATTGTGTTGATTGAAGAATATTATCTAGAAATAACATTCTTCCGAAATATTTATTTGTAAAGAGTTCAACCTTTGCTCGCCTTGTGTAAAAGAGTGTATATGTATTTGGTTGAATCGTATACTCTGTATATCCCCATGGTTGTTTTTCCCGATAGGTTCCATTCATTGTTATGATATATCTTTTATTATTTAGATGGAAGAAGACAAAAACCTTCTACCACGATGGAAATTTGGTGGTGTATATCGCAATTTTCAATTACCCGAGATACCTCTTATTCCTTATAAAAAAAGGAAAACACCGAAATATTTAGCTATCTGGAGAATTCAAGAGGCCATGAAGAAAAATTCTAAAGACGAACAGTCTTGTTTAGAAAATATATGTCCGAAAAGTTAGAATGCCAAGAGGATTTACAGGTAAATCATTGCTCGGGGGAAATGGCACTAGTCAATTCGCAGGAAATGTTATTACAGGAGATAAGTCTCAAAATACATCAATCTCAGGGTATTTACAAGACCTTAATTTAAAAACACAAACACAAGGAAACGTTAAAAATGTAGAAGATCTACAACAGATTATTGGTATTTTTAATGTAGCTGTTGCGAATATTGCAGCTACAAAGAAAACTTTATCTAATTAGTAATGGATTATGATCCATTTGGTATAGCAACATTTAATGATTTAGATAATCTGTCAGAATTCTTAGTTACAATCACAACAACATTAGAACTTGTAAAAATCGTGCTAGAACAACAGGGTTTTAAAGGAACAGGTATTAATGTATCTGTATATGTAGCCCCTAAACCTGTAAACCTAATCACATAACTTATAAGACTTTATAATACTTTACTTAAAAACTTTCTGGAAGTTTTTAAAAAAGTATGCTCTTAGTTTGGTAAATAAAAAATATATTGATATATATTATAAATGTCGGCGACACTTCTTACTTATCGTAAACTGATTACAACGGATGTCGCAAGCCAAGCTGTTAGTTTGGCAGAGTCCGGCATTTTAGGACATCGTGTGCAGTGTCCTATGTCGGTGGATGATTTAAATCGCTTCTTTATTTGGCAACGTCCTGCTGGGAGTTCATCTCCTGTGGGTCATTTCCAACAGATTGATGCGAGTGGTGTAAATTTCAATGATATTATGCTTTCTACACTAGGGAAAACATTTATAGACATTGATGGTGTAACAAACGGCTTAAATTTCAGTTCTTCAGTCCTTGATGCGAATACTGATGCGCGTGTTCGTTTGAATGGAGTTACTACTGCCAATGATATATGTATGGCATATATGTTATATAAATGTTATGGAAGCTCCGCAACACCTACTATGAATGTCATTTACAATTTGGAAGATGCTCAGCAAATGCTAACAAGTGGGACGCTTGTTCTTGCCATAGACAATTCTTTAACAACTGAAGAGGCTCTTTCTAACTCACCCGGCCCATCAAAAGGAGCAGTTCATGCTATGTTCAGTGACCTATTAGCTGCTGATCCAACACGTTTCTTTAAAGCAAACGGGACACAAATTCCTGGTCTGTTTGAAGTAGCAGTGGACGAAACTTCAAGTGGTGCTTGGGGATTTGTGGAAAATGACAAGATTGAGATGCGCGTCCAGTTTACTTTTAAAAATCCTGTCACACGTTCTGGAGTTCAAGATGCTTCTCAGACTTCTGCAACTGGTGCAAATACAGAAGATATCAGCACGGTTGTAATTCCTGCTGGAAGTACTTTCACAATTCGCTTACAAATAACTGCCACTGACACTCCTTCTGGTGCTGCTTCTAAATCTGCCGCAAGTGCTACTGCCCAAGCACTTGCCGATGCTCAACAACAGGCTGCTGCAAACAAGGCTGCTTCCAACGCAGTCACTGCCGCTTCCGATGCTCTCAATGCTGTGAATGCCGCAATGAAGCAGAAGTCGGCGGCTGATGCTCAGGTTGAGAAAACGATTGAAACGAATGCTGCACAAGCAATTGCAGTATCAAATGCAGAGGCTGCATTGTCTGCCGCCCAAGCCGCTCTTGCTGCTGCAACCAGAAGTGGAAATGTGGCAAATATCCAGCAACAGAATGCAGCCGCCGCCGCAGCACAGGCAGCTCTTACAAACGCGCAAGCAATTGCGACGGCATCTGCGGCAGCTATTCAAACCGCCAAGACAGCACAGGCATCTGCAGTCCAGGCATTGAATACCGCCCAGGCTGCTGCTGCCACAGCTGCTGCCAATGTAGCAAATGCCAACGCGGCAGCTGCAGCGGTTGCAAAGAAGGCTGCCGAAGATTCTGCTGCTGCCGCCGCCGCCGCCGCCGCTGCAGCCACTGCCGCATCAGACCCTTCTACATCGGCTTTAACAATTGCTCAGAAGGTGGTGCTCGACCCTCAGACTGTCACAACTGCACAAGCGAAGGCAAATGCTGCTTCTCAGATTCGGAAACAAGCACAGACTTCCTCAGACAATTCCAAAGCACTCGCTCAAATGGCGGCGGATAAATTACGCAACTTTTCCGAACAACTTGCTCTCCTTGTTGCGCAAGGTGCAACAATCTCTGAAATTCAAGTGGTTCGTGCCAATGTATTAGCCCAGACAATGACTCGGGCAAATACTCAGGCTGATGCAAATGCTGCAATGACTACTCTTATTAACGCTGCAAATTCAGAATTGGCTTCTCAAACTTCTGCAGCCACTGCTTCCGCTCAACGGTTTGCTCTATTATTAACAATTGCCAATGCTCAGGTTAATACAGACACAAGGGCACGGAATGCGGCACAGGTTTCTTTTACACGAGCTCGTAATTTATTAATTGAAGCTCAGGCAGCCGCTAACACTGCCAAGACTGCTTTGGATACAGCAGTTTCAAATGGTGCCGTGATGACTGAAGTCCAGACATTGACATCCAAGTCTCTTCTTGCGAATAAAGTACTTGAAGATGCAACATCTGTTGATAATTCTGCAAGGGCTGTGCTAACTGCAGCGCAAACGAAACTTGATGCTAGTACCAAGGCCGCTACCGCTGCATCTCGCGATGTCGATAACGATGCAATGGCTTCTTCTCAATCTGCTGCCCTCATCAATACACAACTAACACTGGCTACAAATTACCAGAACAATGTGGCATTCTTGGCGACAGTAAATGCCCAATCCAAACAGCTCAACGACGCACAGATTGCTCTAAACGATGCTCTAGTAAAGAAACAGGCGGCAATCAATGCATACACGGTGGCAAAGGATGCGTTAGATGCTGCAACAACGGCTGGTGGTACTGTTTCTACACTGGTCGCTTTACAACAGAAGGCTCAACAGGCGGCTGATGCTGAAATTACTGCAATTGGTGTCTGGAATGCTGCTACGACAACCTATAACACAATTCTCTCTAAAATTCAGTCTTCTTCTCTGGAGGCTGTTCAACTGTATTCCAAGCTGCAAGAGCAGGTTAATGTAGACCAGCTTGCCCTAACTGATGCATCAGGTGAACTTTCTGCTGCTTCTGATGCTCTTGACTTGGCAACTACAACAGCGGCAAACGCAACCGCTGCATTAAATGCTGCCATAACGGATAATCAATCTGAAAGCAATATTAATACTCTTCGTTCTCTGTCTGAAGTTGCAAATGAATCGCTTGTTAATAAAACGCTCGTATATAAATCCAAACAAGCTGCCTATGTGGCCGCTCAAAACGCATATAACACTAATTATAATTTATTAACAAATGGAGTATTTGGTATTGTAGATGGCTCAGGCAATTCTCTCATCTTAGATGGCTCAGGCAATTCTATCATTGATGCAAGTGGTAATTATATTCTTCAACAGGCAGCTGCAATGCAGCTCGCCAGTATTAATGATGCAACTGCCAATACGTTGGTCAATAAATATATAAATCTCATATCAGACTTTAATACAGCAAAGGCAAATGCTATCTCAGCGGATAATGCTTCTGAAGCAGCATCTAAGGCTCTTCAAGCAGCAATTGTAGGTGGCCTCACAATAGATAAGATTACACCTCTTTCTATTAAAGCAGCTGAGGCAGCTTCCGCAGCGTCGGCTGCAAACATTTTGGCAACTGCCGCACAAAATGCTGCATACAATTCTCTTGGCTCAATATACACATCTCCTAGTGCAGCAAGTGCTCTTTCTATATTAAATGCAATGTTGGCATCACAAACTGCATCTTCTTCTCAAGCATATGCCAATCAGTTAGCAGCTCAATTAAATGCGGCATACATTGCAAACGTTAATGCACAAAATACAGTTGTAGTAGCCCAATATGCAGAATATCTTGCAAATTCTTCCTTGAATAATGCTGTCTCAGGGGGTGCCTCTGTATCTCAGATTCAGAAATTGAGAGCAGTGGCTCAAGAAGCTGCAAATATTTTGTCAAGGGATACTCATACTGCTACACGAACATCAGCACAACTTTCTCTCACATTAGGATGGGCAAATCTGGATCCTAATTCTAAACAAATTCTAGATTTATCCAAACAGGCTGCCACCTCTGCTGCCAGATCTGCCGCAATTAATACACTTGTATTGAACTACATGAATTTAATGGCAAAGGTAGATACTGCTCAGGCAGCAAAAGACGCAGCACAAAGTAAATACACGACGAATAATGCAGCATTAACAACTGCTATTACACAAGGCCAGAGTATTCAACAAATTCAAGCAGCTCGTCTTCTAGTTCAGCAAGATTCTGCCGTCCTATCTCAAGCACAAGTACAATTAGAGCTTGCAAAATCTGCTAGAGATACCGCATTTAATAATCTCAAGGGCAGAGATGCCAGTGGAAATATTCTCGCAGATGCTAGTGGAAATCCTTTTGTTGATGCAAGTGGTAATAGTGTAAATCAAGCTGCTCTAGATATATTGAGCGCTGCATTACTGGTACAACAAACTGCAATAAATAATGCCGAGGCCAATGTCACTGTTATGGCATATACAAATGCGTTCGCCTTCTATCAAACTACATTGACAACATTACAAGTAGCTGAATCTGCTCTTCTTGTCGCAAACCGCAATCTAAATCTAGCGATTACATCTGGTGCCAGTGTTACAGAAATACAAAATCTAAGAACAATTTCTGAAACTGCCGCTGCAACGAAGGCATCCGCCCAGACAGATGCTGATAATGCTCTGAATGCATCGAATGCGGCCTATGCAGTTATTTTATCAGGAACAACTCTGGATGCTAGTGGAAATCCTATATCTGATGCTAGTGGAAATATTATTAAATCCAATGCTGCAATCAATCTTCTCAGACAAACTCAGCTCGCCCAACAAGCTGCTATTTCTGGAGCACAAGCAAACGCCCTCGCTCGTTCATATCTGAAAACCTTAGATGATGAAGCAGTAGCAAACATTGCTTTAACAAATCACCAAAATGCATACGATGTTGCCGCAGCTGCATTAAATCAGGCAATTACAAATGGTGCTTCTCTCCCAGATATCCAGGCACTTCAGGCCACAGCACAAACCGCCGGCCAAGTTGTTGCTACTTCTCAGACGGCGGCTGATGCTGCAAGGGCCGCTGTTGAAGTAGCTAGACAGAATGTCAATGCCAATCCCAACGCTGTTGCTATCTTGAAAGAACTTCAGCATTACCAGGCCAATAAATCATCCTTAGAAAAGGCTTCAAGACTTCTCAATCTATTCTACACTGCCACTGAAACAAGAGACAATGCCAAGAATGAACTAGATCTTGCGACAAATGCTTCTATAATTGCCAATACTGCTCTTGATAATGCAATTAATGCTGGTGTTGATCTAGCACAGATACAAAGTCTACAAGCAACAGTTACACAGGCAAATATACGTAAATCAAATGCCCAGAATGCGTTTGATTTTGCGGTTTCTCAAATGAACCAAGCACAAAGTAATGCAAATACTGACCCCATCTCTAATTACATTAGAGTGGCTGCCCGTCAATATGCAGAAATCGCTCAGGCAACGACTGTGTATAACGCGGCTCTAATCGCGCAAACAACCGCAGTCGCAGCTAACATCTCAGCACATCAACAGGCAGTTTATACTGCTGCCCTTTCTGCCGCTGCAAACGCTTTACTGGCAAATGCAATTGCTCCCTATGATGCTTCTGGAAATCCAAATGGCGGTAAAACACAGCAAGAAATTGTCCTTTTACAACAACAGGCTACTGAGGCAGCGAATGCTTCTGCTACAGCGAAGAATATAGAACAGGCTTCCGCACAAGATGTAATTGTAAAACAAAATCTAGTAACTGCTGCATTAAATGCTAAAAATGCTCTTCCTGTACCAACGATGGATTCAACTCTTGCATACACAATGAATTGTGTGCGTCTAAATGAGACGCAGGTATCTGCTGATGGATTAACAATCTATGTGGATAGTAATGTTCTAGCGTTAGCCACAACTGGTACAACGATTGGTGGTATTGAATATGACCCAGTTGACTTATCTGGATCGCAGATTTTAGGTGTTGGGGTCTCAACAACACCTACGAACATTGTATCCTATTCTAAGACAACGTCTATTCCTTCTGGTCTATACACTCAATCATCTTGTGTTGCTATTGTAGTAGATAACCCTGTCACAGCTGGCGATGGAGTCTTCTATCTTGTTGGTGGTGAAGTAAAACTCTACGATTACATCTTATAAATTAAATATTTTCTCGGTCTAAATCAGAAAAAATCTTAGATTATAAATGAAATCAAATCCATGGCTGGTCCTATCATCCCTATGTTTTATAGGACCATCCATTACTTGTTATCTGACAGATACTATGGCTTTATCTGGTATGTATGGTTAGTGTTCAAGAGTTCAAGGCTTTTGATACGTATGTAATAATGAACTATATGTTTTTGAATCTTTTATTTCTGTTACTTCAATTGTATAAGACCAATCGGCATCCATCATATTTACAAGTTCTCCCCATGGATCTAGCAGAGAAATTTGAAAAAATGGGATATTGATTGGTGATAAAAACGTAAATTCTTTCCGCATTAAATTTGAACTATCATCAAATTGTAATTGATAATAACTATCCTTTAACACAATTTTTGCAAATGCACTGATAAACGTTCCATTATTAATACGATGTGTTAAATTTACTACTTCTTCAGGACATTTCATCTTAACAAGATAATAAGGATTTGCCTGAATATTTATAACACTCTGTGATGTTATAGAATACCCCCCATTTATTGTAGAATATACACCTGTCATGACTGTATCACGAAATCCTAAATAATATCCAAGACCCCAGTGCGTTGGGCGACTTGCTATATTATCATTTGGTGATGCAAAATCAATTGTGAATACAATTGCAGTATTTGTAATAGTTACTAACCCAGTAATTGTACTTAATGTTATTCTAAAATTACTGTTAATTGTTGTAAGTTGTGTTTGTATTGCTGCAACAAGACTACCAGCTGTATAATTACCAGTCAAAATATTTCCACTATTTATATAACTTATAGAAGCGCCTGCTTTTATACGAAAAGAAACATTCCCTTTTATAACTGAAAACATCGGCTCCACTAATGGAATTTCTGTACTCGCTAAACGAATCCGAATAATGTTTTTCAAAGGGATTGGATTTTGAACACGAAATTCAGAATTCACATTATTTTTTAAATCACAAAATCGGCTATCAATTGAATGTAATGAAAGCTGATATTTAGAACGGTCTGAAAATTGATGTTCCATCTATTATCGTCATAATAAAACTTACAACCCCTTATAAACCCGTAGATCCAAAACCACCTTCTCCTCTAACAGTATCCGGAAGACTATCAACGACAGTGAGCTGTGTAATATCACTCATATCACGTGCTACAATTTGTACAAGGCGCTGGCCCTTTTTCACACTGACGGGCTCGTTTCTTGTATTCCATAAAGCGGCAATTAACTCTCCACGATATGACCTGTCAATCACACCCACTGAATTCATCATCATGAGTCCCAGCTTTGAAATGGAAGATCTCGGCAATAACCAAAAATGCTCAGGAGTGTTCTTCTCTGTAACAACGGCACGAACACCCATGGATACCATTTTACACTCTTTCGGAGCAAACTCCACATCATTCGGCAGGAATACATCAAATCCCGCATTATCACCAGAGAGCTTTGAAGAAGAATAGAAGGAATTTGCTTCAGTATTTGGTAAAATAAGCAACTCAGGCATTATATAGTATATATAACACCTGATTTTTAGACCAGCCATTTTAATTGAAACTTGTCGGTCTAGAAACCTGAATATAAAAGTTGAATGAATTGGAGGCTTAGAAACTTAGTCCAACTTGTTAGAAGATGCCTGCTGGGTTCTATGCACCATCGTCAGAAATTGAACCAATCGTAGGTATTCAGATATGTGTGTTTAGTCCTGATGAGGTAGAAAGACGCTCTGTTGTCGAAATTACTAATGCAGGAACATTTGAAGGGAATGAACCTAAAATTGGAGGATTGTTTGATCCTCGCATGGGTATTCTTGACAATGGAAAAGAATGTAGAAGTTGTGGGCAGACAAATCATAAATGTCCCGGCCATTTTGGACATTTTCGTCTTGCTCGTCCTGTTTACTATATTCAGTTCCTTCCTTACATTCAAAACATACTTTCATGTGTTTGTATTCGTTGTTCTAAGTTATTAGTTGATAAGAAATTCCGTAAAAATTTCCTGAAGCGGAAGGGCGAAGCAAGATGGCGAGATGTTCTAACAGCATCCAAGGAGATTAAACGATGTGGCCAAGAGACTGAAGATGGATGTGGTGCTCGTCAGCCGACGCGATATGTTCGCGAGGGAATTGCTCGCATTGTTGCCGAGTGGGACAATACAGATAAAGGTTCGACCACTGAGGCTGGAAAGCAGAGACAGCCTCTTGAAGTGGAGTTTGTTCTGAGAATGTTTCGTCGTATTCTTGATGAGGATGTTGATTTTATGGGATTTAATCGCTTTTGGTGTCGCCCTGATTGGATGATTTGCACCGTTCTTCCTATTCCTCCTCCTCAAGTACGTCCCTCTGTTATCCAAGATAATAATCAACGTTCTGAAGATGATTTGACGCATAAACTGGCCGAGATTATCAAAACGAACAACAGTTATCTTCAACCTCGCATACAGGCAAATGCTGCCAAATCGGTAATAGATGAATGGACGAATGTTCTCCAATATCATGTTGCCACGTTAGTTGATAATCAAATTCCAGGCGTTGCCCCCTCTGCACAAAGGAATGGACGTCCTTTGAAATCTATTCAACAGCGTCTTGGCTCCAAGGAAGGGCGTATTCGTTACAATATTCAAGGAAAGCGTGTAGAATTCTCTGCTAGGTCTGTTATTACACCAGATCCTAATATTTCCATTGCTGAATTGGGTGTTCCTGAGAAAATCGCAATGAATTTAACACGCCCTGAGCGAGTAACAGAATTTAATAGGACTCGTTTGTATAAATTTGTTCAAAATGGACCTTCCGTTTTCCCTGGAGCTAAAACAATTCGTCGTGCTTCTGATGGACGTATTATAAGCTTACAACACGTAAATAGGAAGGAAGTTACATTATACTACGGTGATATTGTGAATCGTCATTTAATGGACGGTGATATTGTTCTCTTTAACCGTCAACCAACTCTTCACAGAATGTCTATGATGGCACACAAGGTGAAGGTTCTCAAGTATAAGACATTTCGTCTAAATGTTTCTGTAACTGCCCCTTATAATGCCGATTTTGATGGAGATGAAATGAATATGCACTGTCCTCAGAGCTATGAGGCCGCCACGGAATTAGAAGAAATCGCGGCAGTTCCTCATCAAATTCTAAGACCTCGCGATGGTCTTCCTATTATCGGTGTCGTTCAAGATACTCTTGTGGGAAGCTACAGGCTAACAAGAGACCATGTGAAGTTTAATCGCAGAGAGTTTATGAATTTAATGATGTGGAATAAGCGATTTAATGGCAGTATTCCTGAGGGAAAGAAGGAAGGAAAATGGTCAGGACATCAAATTCTCACTGAGCTTCTACCTCCTATTAATATGGATATGCAAAATTCTTCTAAGAAGAAGGTGGTGATTCGCAATGGGGATGTGTTAGAGGGGCAATTTGACAAATCTGTATTCAGCAAGGCATCAAAGGGTATTATTCACATGAGTTATAATGACTATGGCAGTAAAGACACGGTTGATTTACTGGATGCCATGCAAAATACGATTGAGCAATTCCTCATTTACAATGGATTCTCCGTTGGTATTAGCGATTTGATTGCTGATTCTTCGACGAAGGACGACATGAATGTGAAGATTGAGGAAAAGAAGTCTGAAGTGGAGTCTATCTTATTGAGTATTCACCAAGATTTGTTTGACAATAACACAGGAAAGACGAATCAGGCGGAGTTTGAGGATAAGATTTTCGGCATTTTAAATAAGGCCACTGAACTTTCTGGTGAGATTGGGTATAATTCATTGGCAAATGAAAATCGTATGACGGCGATGGTTCGTGCTGGCTCTAAGGGCGGTCCTATTAACATTGCTCAAATGATTGCTTGTGTTGGTCAACAAAATATTGAAGGTAAGAGAATTCCGTATGGCTTTGAGGACCGTACTCTTCCTCATTTTAAGAAATACGACGATGGAGCAGAAGCACGCGGGTTTATTCAGAACTCCTTTATTAATGGTCTAACACCCACGGAATTCTTCTTCCACGCTATGTCTGGACGTGAAGGTCTGATTGATACTGCTGTAAAAACGGCAGATACTGGGTATATTCAGCGTCAGTTAGTCAAGGCAATGGAAGACCTTGTCGTTCAAAATGACGGCTCTGTGCGAGATGCCAATATGAATATTACACAGTTTCATTATGGTGAGGATGGGATTAATTCTACTAAAATAGAGAATCAGTATGTAGATTTATCTAAGCTTTCTAGAGAAGATATTACGCGCGATTTTGGCCTAGAAGGTGTTGATTTGAAAGCCGTTCTTGCTGATGGTATTGATCGCGGCAACGACGCCGATGCGTTGAAAAAATATGCCCAGCAAATTCGCACAGATCAAATTATGATTGTGGAAGGCGTCTTTCGCAGTGGGAATCAAGGGTCTCTGTACTCTGCTGTAAACCTGGAACGTCTCATTCTCAATATTAAAATCAAATTCGGCCTCAATGATAAGGTAAAGACGAATCTCACGCCAACTCGTGTGCTTGCTGGGATTGAGGCAGTTCTTGATAAGACACAGCGATTTCACAAGGCATGGGCTGCCCTTCTAAGATTTACCATGAGTCCTATGAAAATGATTGTGCGTGACAGATTTACCGAATCGGCCTTTGACACATTGTGTGAAATGCTCGTTACAAAGAATTGGCAAGCATGGGTTCAGCCTGGTGAGCAAGTGGGAATTATTGCTGCCCAGAGTATTGGAGAGCCTTCTACGCAGATGACTCTAAACACCTTCCACTTGGCTGGTGTGGCGAGTAAGTCCAATGTGACACGAGGTGTTCCACGATTAAAGGAACTTCTCAAAGTCACGCAAAATCCAAAGGCAATTTCATTAACAATTCCTCTCAAGAAGGAATATCGTAATTCAAAGGCAAAGGCGAGAGAATTGAGTCAAGAATTAGAACTCACTCTTCTGCGTGATATGACTTTAAAGACTGCCATATACTTTGACCCGAAAGATTCCGAAACTGTGTTAAAGGAAGATAGAGAATTGATTGCGTTCTTTAAAATGTTTGAACTGGATTCTTCTAATCCAGAACAGCCCACAACGAATGATACGTGGAGCAAATATATTTTGCGCCTAGAGTTAAATCAACAGGCGATGTTTGATAAAAATATTACGATGGATGATATCTTATATGTGCTTCGTCGTAGATTTGAGGACGAGTTTCAAATGGTATATTCGGACTTTAATAGCCAGAAACTCGTTATGAGAATTCGTTTATCCAAGGAGAGTGTGGAGGTAAGTACGAATGCCGATCCTTCTTCTCTTGACGCCCTCGCTTCCTATAAGAAATTTCAAAATAAGCTATTAAATGCTGTGATTATTCGCGGCCTTCCTGGAATTAAAGGTGTGACGTTTCGCAAAGGTTCTGAAAAGCTGGCATATAATGAAAAGGATGGAAAGTATGAGGCATCAGAAGAATATATTCTTGATACGGATGGGAGCAATTTCTTGGAAGTTATGAATCATCCTGCGGTAGATTCCTCGCGAGTTACGAGCACACATGTGTATGATATTTATCCTATTCTTGGAATTGAAGCAACTCGCCATATTCTCTATACGGAAATTACAACACTCTTTGAAGACGGTCAAATTAATTAC